AGCAATGTAAAGAAATTAGCACATGCACAGAATGCTAAGAAAATGGCTACAGTTAGTACCAATAAACCAATTGGTACACGTGTATCTGATATCGGACCCGGCGGTAAAGAACACAATGTTAAAACAGATGCTGAGTGGGATAAACAGAAAGGTGTGGCGGAAGGCTCCCAGTTAGATGAAGGTGCGATGGAAACTATTTCCAACCTTGTTAAAAAACTTCCAGGAATAGGCAAGTATTATCAAATAGCACAAGAATATAAGCCGCAACTTGTTCAGATTCTAAAAACAAGTAAGTCTGGTAAAGAAGTTAAACAAAAGATGGAGGCATTGTTGTCTCAAGCATCTACTCCAGTGGCAGAATCGGGTTTGATGAAACAACTAGGTGGATTAGCATTAGGTGGCGGTAGCATTTTATCTACAATGTGGATGAATGCTATGGGAATGATTGATGGTGTATTAGCACACTCGGCTGCAGGCGAAGTTGGTGGTGCAGTAGCATCTGGTTCTATATTAGCACTAATCCCAGTAACATTAATGCTATTTGCAGCAATGTTATTATTCAAAGGATCAAAACAAAGTAGTGATGAAAGGGCACAAGCAGTTCAAGCACAGCGTGGACAGCAAGGTATGGCGGAAGATATAGGTCCCTCACAAGCAAGTGTTGGGCAATTAGGTGCAACAAGCAAAGTAAGTGTTAGTGGACACATTTTAGGTGAACCCGAAAAGAGTCAAAAAGGTTTACGTGGTAAATTAGTGGGTGCAAGCGAAAGTGTTGACCCATTAGCTAGAATTAAAAAATTAGCAAAAGGGTAAATTAAACCGCACTTAATTGTGCGGTTTACCACATCTGGCATAAATACTCTTGACACTCTGAGAAAGTATGTTATACTAACTCGTGTGTTAGTCGTTTCATAGGGAAACGGCGAATATTAAAATAGACACAACGTCAATGAAATAAGGAAATATTATTATGGCATCATTAGCAGAAATTCGTGCACGTATTGCGGCACAAGAAAACAAGTCAAACGGTTCAAATAGCAACCAACAATCAGACAACTCAGTTTATCCCCATTGGAATATGGACGAAGGCACAACAGCCACAATTCGTTTTTTACCAGATGCAGATAACAAGAATACTTTGTTCTGGGTTGAAAAACAAATCATCAAATTGCCTTTCAATGGTGTAAAAGGTGATTCAAACGTAAAACAAATTATTGTACAGGTTCCATGCATTGAAATGTATGACCCATCATTGCAATGCCCAATCTTAACTGAGGTTCGTCCTTGGTACAAAGATGAGTCATTGAAAGAAATGGCAAACAAGTATTGGAAAAAACGCAGTTACATCTTTCAAGGTTTTGTTCGTCAAAACCCATTAGGAGATGATAAGACTCCTGCGAACCCAATTCGTAGATTTATCATTAGCCCACAAATCATTCCAATCATTAAATCTGGTTTGATGGATCCTGAAATTTTAGAAACACCAGCAGATTATGTTCGTGGTCTTGATTTTAATATTAAGAAAACAAGCAAAGGTGGTTATGCTGATTACTCAACAAGCAATTGGGCACGTAGAGAAACTCCTCTAACAGAGGCAGAACAAGCTGCAATTGATAGTCATGGTTTATTTAATTTAATAGACTTCTTACCAAAGAGACCCGGCGAAGCTGAGTTGCGTATTATCAAAGAAATGTTTGAGGCATCAGTTGATGGTCAACCTTACGACAATGAGCGTTGGGGTAACTATTATCGCCCATATGGCTTAGAAGCACCTGCAGGTACAACAGCGGATAAACATTCAGAGGGAAATTCACAAAACGCATCCTCTCCCGCGACAGAACCCGTAGCAGATGATGAGCCAGAGGCAATTTCAACTCCTATTTCAATTCCTAAATCAACTCCTGGTAGTGATAAGGCACAAGATATTCTAGCAATGATTAAGGCTAGAAAAGCTGCTGCATCAGCATCTTAAAAATAAAGAGGGAATAACTTCCCTCTTATAAGGAGAATTCACATGACATTACCTGACGAAAGATACCGTGCCATTAAGCAAGGTAAAAAACTATTAGAAGAACTATGTGATCCAGGTAAAACGCCTAGGGTACCAAGCATAGTGCGTGACAGAGCAAGGGGTGCATTGCGTCATTATCCAAATGATTATGAGTTGGATTCAATGGCAGAGAAATGTCCAGATTTGCTAGACAAACAAACATTTAGTGTGTACACTAACGGTGTGCATAGGTAATATATACAATTGATAAGGGGAACGATTTGGTAAAGCCGTTTGACGTAAGTAAGTTTAGAAAAGAAATAACTAAGTCTATTGATGGACTTAGTATAGGGTTTAATGATCCGACCGATTGGATCAGTACAGGAAATTATGCACTTAATTATCTTATTAGTGGTGATTTTAACAAAGGTGTGCCTCTGGGTAAAGTTACTGTATTTGCTGGAGAAAGCGGTAGTGGAAAAAGCTACATTTGTTCAGGAAATTTGGTTAGACATGCACAAGAACAAGGTATCTATGTGGTGCTCATTGACTCGGAAAATGCATTGGACGAAACGTGGTTGCATAATCTTGGAGTGGATACATCCGAAGAAAAATTGTTAAAATTAAATATGGCTATGATTGATGACGTAGCCAAGACAATTACAAAATTTGTATCAGACTATAAAACACTATCACCCGAAGACAGACCCAAAGTACTGTTCATCATTGATAGTTTGGGTATGATGCTAACACCAACTGATGTTAATCAGTTTGAGGCAGGTGATATGAAAGGTGACATGGGTCGTAAACCCAAAGCACTAGCCGCACTTGTTCGTAACTGTGTTAATATGTTTGGTAACTTAAACATTGGATTAGTTGCAACTAATCATACATATGCATCGCAAGACATGTTTGATCCAGATGATAAAGTATCAGGTGGTCAAGGCTTTGTATATGCAAGTAGTATTCTTGTTGCTATGAAGAAATTGAAACTTAAAGAAGATGAAGAAGGTAATAAGATTAGTGAAGTACGAGGAATTCGTGCGGCATGTAAGATTATGAAGACACGTTACGCTAAACCTTTTGAAAGTGTACAGGTTAAGATTCCATATGAAACTGGAATGAGTCCGTACTCAGGTCTACTTGACATGATTGAAGGTAGCGGACTAGTTAAAAAAGAAGGCAACAGTTTGGTGTACACCACACTTGATGGTGAAATCATTAAAAAGTTTCGTAAAGCATGGGAAGCAAATACTGATGGTTGTTTAGACAAAGTAATGTCAGAATTTGGCAAAACTGCAAATGTTGAAGTAGAAACCACTGAAGAGGTAGAGGAAGTATAAAATGAGTGATTTAAGTTTTGTAGCAGAAGTTTGGGACACCTTGCGCAATCATATAGATTTGAATGACCGTGATGATGCTGCTGATGCATTGATTACATTGTTAATTGAAAACAATTACGAACCAGATGACATTAAAGATGCTTTCCGTGGCGACAAAGACATTGGTATTGCATTAAAGTATTATGCTGACCAACATGATACCGAAGAAGAATACGAAGAGTACGAAGAAGATAGTGACAACGATGACGATTGGAACTAAATGTCACAATGGTACTCACGTGTTAGCGATGACTTGTCATTGCTACCGGACTTTATAGCACACCACCAGAATGAAATTAATTCGGCTAAAAACGATGTGAAGATTTACGGCAACCTTGAAAAAAATATTGCAAGTTTACCGGGAGTAATGGAATATCGTTTTAATCAGCTGCAAGAAGTTGAGGCTGTGCTTAATTTCCTTCAAATTCAATTACGGAAAATTCGCCGAAAACATTTTCAAAAATACCTAGAGGCGTATAATAGAGTATTGACTAGCCGTGATGCTGAAAAGTATGTTGACGGTGAGCAAGAGGTAATTGACTATGAAACATTAATAAACGAGGTTGCGTTTGTTCGTAATAGTTGGTTAGGTATAATGAAGGGTCTTGACAGTAAAAACTTTATGTTAGGGCACAATGTAAGATTAAGAACTGCAGGAATGGAAGACGTATCTTTATGACCAATATGAATAGCACATGGCAAAGTTTGACATCTAGTCAACTTAGTTCATCATCACCTATCACACTTAGTTCATTACAAGGCCAAAGTATTTCACTAAGTGGATTTGGTAGTGGATTTGGTACTGTTAATATAAGTTCACCTAATTACAAAAAATACGAAATTTATGAACTTGAAGAAGATTTGCTAGTACTAAGTTGTGTGGCAAAAAGGTTGAGAGAAACTAAACAAATTTATGCTCCAACTGATAACTACCTTTTAGATTCTATGTTCTTTAGAGAGGTTTTACCCGAAGATAGAAACAAAGCTGAAATCATACGAGATTTTTATAGTAAAAAAATTATGATGTTAAAGCTTAAAGGAACAAAACTCACACACTTTAGAGAAGACTTGAACAAGTTTATACACGGTGATGGAACTAAAGTAACTGAGGATTTGTTTCAGTTAGTATATAGACTGCCTGAATTTTATGAATATGATACTGGATTTGAAGATATCTATAGAAAAAGTGAATGTGAACTAAAGATAAAGACTTCACCTACTACAGAAAATTTCATACTAAAATCAATTGGTAAACTACACAAAAAGACAAAAGTAAATAAAACAATAGAGTATTGGTTCAAGACACAATACAATGTATTGGCAATGATAGCCGTTGAACCAAGAAATGAATTACTTTCTATATGGGATCGACTTTTTGAAACTAAAAGTATTATAAAAATCAAAGGTAAAACTTTTGTTAAACACATTGATGAAAATGAATACTTAAGTATTAAAAAGTGGGAATTAACCGAAATTTGACAATAAATCGGGTTGGCTATATAATACATGTATTGATTGATTAAAGGAGTTGAACATGTCAAAAGTAGCAAATCAGTATGAATTTAAAACTGCATTGAATGAGTTTGATGTAGCATCATTAGAAAAGTATAGTTATGCTTTTACTGCAGGTTACTATAATTCTCTTTTAGGTGCTATGTTTGAGGCACTCCCCGCTACAAAGCAAAAATTGTTTTTGAATCAAATTACAAGAAGTGTTGTATCTTTACAACAACCGTAATTTGACAATAAAACGGTTCTTTGCTATAATACTTGTATTGATTAACACACAGGAGCTTTGATGACTACAGTTTCAGTTAAATTTGGTGAGTATCGCAATCAGGCAGTTGTTAACAAAAGTTTTACCTTAGTCAAGGGTTTTCAGACAGGTAAAAAAGGTGCGTATATTACAGTCAAAAATGACGGTAACTTTCCGCAAGTTGATATTGAAAACGTAAAAATCAAAGTAAACAGTATACATGACATTGAATTTAAAGAAGGGACCGATATGACACAGACAGTTGAATTTAAAGCAAAGACAGCAACAGTTACCGAAACTGATGAGCAAGCAATGGACCGTATTGCAACACGATTTGCAGTATTGGATGAAATGTCAAAAGCGGCCATCAATGGCGACATTCGTGCTATGATTGTATCAGGCCCTCCTGGTGTAGGTAAGAGTTATGGTGTTGAGTTGCAATTGGAAAAAGCAAGTATGTTTGACAAGCTTGCAGGTAAGAAAGTGCGTTTTACAATTGTAAAAGGTGCAATGACTGCTCTTGGATTGTATGCACAATTGTATAGATATTCCGATAGCAAAAACGTGTTAGTTTTTGATGACTGTGATTCAGTTTTTCAAGATGACTTGGCATTGAACATTCTTAAGGCTGCCCTTGATTCGGGTAAGCGTAGAAAGATTTGCTGGAATAGTGATTCACGATTGTTGAGACAAGAAGGTATCCCTGACAGTTTCAACTTCAATGGTAGTGCTGTGTTCATCACAAACTTAAAATTCTCAAGCATCAAAAGCAAGAAATTGCAAGATCACTTGGAGGCACTTGAGTCACGTTGTCACTTCTTAGACTTGACAATTGATAGTGAGCGTGATAAGTTGTTGCGCATCAAGCAAGTGCACAGG